TGCGAGAACGGAGAACCCTTGAAAGCTAAAGTTAGCAAAATTATAGAATATATTACATTCGATTCCTCGAAAGGCTTCGTCAGTACTTACATCTATGGCAATAAGTGAGCCAGCTACACCTTCGCCCGATCCAAATGTTAGAGACATAAATATTTCCTAGTTTCTAGGAACAGTTAGGAAGTGACACTCTCTCTACAATATGATCGTAGAGCACGAGTACGTCAAGAATATTAACGCTTCCATCTTCATTACAATCGGCGTTATCTAAGGCTTGCCCTTCTAGTAACGCACGTTCTGCAATATGGTCATAAAGTAATAGCACATCAAGTATATTGCGTGTCCCATCCATATTAGCATCACCAAGGCAAGTAGTGACAACAATAGGCACAGTATACGGAACCTCATTACTAAAACCTGATTCTAAGTCATCACCATTTACTGCTGTGCAAACATAATAATAAGTTTCTCCCTCTGCTGCTGTGTTATCTGTATAAGATATACCAGGTATTAGATCAGGAGTGTTAAGGCGCACATATCCTGATCCTGCCTGCAGAGAGCGATACATATTATATCCTACCACAGCATCAACTGGAGGATTAGGGTCCCACTCTAGATCTACTTCCGCAGCATGGAGAAAAGAAAAGGAGAAGAGGGCACTTGCAAGGAGAGTTGACCCAAGAGTATTAAACATGCGATTTAGTCTAATGATGGGTTTCATATGTCCTCTTCTCCTACTTGTTTGCGCTATGCGCAAGATCACTAAGCAGCAGTTACAGTAATAGTAGCAGTAAGCTGCCAACTCTGCGCCGATGTTTTAGTTCCAAGAGTCTCAACCTTACGACACAACATAGTACCCGATGAGGAAGCATTGAATACTCCCCACTCTTCCCAATCGAAATTAGCCTGTGCTGTAGAATACAGACTTCGGAACGTGATGACATTAGTTGACAACGATGGATACGTCGCTTCCATCGCATCTCTCAGTTTGTTTGTACCTGCAATCAAATCGGTCTGCGTAGCATTGAACGCAGTTGTACCATCCCCAACTCCCAAGTACGAATTCGTATTATCGAAAAACGTAGGAGTTGAGTCATTCATTATCGCAGCAGCAATAAAGTTTCTACCGGCATTAGTTAGTGCCATTTACTAAATCCTCCTTATGTTCCTTATGTTCCTTCTTGTTTCTGCGGTTCACTACTATGAAGAGCCGCAATTAATTTATCCACAATCTGCCCCTTATCTTCCTGCGGAGCGTCCTGCATCTTAAGTAGAGCATCTTTAACTATCTGAGCATCATCAGGAGTAAGTTCTCTAGTCTTGCCATCAGCGAATGTTATTTCCATATTCTTCTCATTACCTAATGAGTCGAATCCGCCAGAGAGTACCTCGATAGGCTCCTTACCGTCACCTTCCTCCTTCTGGCCCTCAAACTTCTCAAGTTCCCAATCCACATCTACCTTAAGTCCTAGTCCGTCCTCACCCATCTCTCTTCTAACCTCGTCCTTTCTTCCCCCTATCAGGAGAATTTTTCTTTTGCCCAGGATTCTTTCCGCCCGTAGAAGGTCGATTGCGCGGGAGCTGACCTGCTGGATTCTGTCCTCCTGGACTATTCGCGCCCATTCCTTTAGGTATTTCTATCTCGGGCTTCTTTTCTTGCCCAACAGTAGGCATTCTGCCCATCCTCATTAGTTCTTCTCTGATATCTTGATGATCGAAGTTTACTATGTTGTTTCCGGCTATCCCATTGATATAATTAGCTAGATCTACCAACGAGGGGATATTAACGCGATTAGGATGAATACGAGGATATTCTTTCAGCTTCGAGAACTCTGGATTAAGCTCCAGAAGACTAGGAACAGCGTCTTTGTTAAACGTCCCAGCCATACCATTCAAATGGCCCTGTACGGCAGTCTTCCAGAGATCTTCCCAAGAATCAACTAGTGCATACGATCCGCCTGCCCTATCTAGGCCGAGCATTATGAATTGGCCCAGAGAGGTCATTGCTATCCTCTTGTCATATCTATTAATAATCTCACTCGTATTATGAGTTCGTGCAGATATTGCAGATAATAACTTGAGATCCCAGTTGGCATTCGGAAGGATTACTCCTTCATACTCATCTCTTCTTAAATTAGTAATAAGCTCCTTAGCCCACGCTAGTACAGGAACATTCTCCTCTTCATCCCAATCCCAGTCTTCGGGCGGTATCAATACAGGTAGTCCAGCCAAATCTCTCTCAATACCAACACCTTCGACTTCTTCTAATCTCTTCTTGATAAGCCAAGGCCTATATGCATTAGTAAATAGGCTCACACCTTCAGGGTTTCCCCCTGCATGTTTAGTTTTTAGCAATAGGCCCTTGGCTATTCCCCCATTAGCTCTTAATGGAAGATATTGAGACTGGGAATCATCTCGCAGATGCTCATCATATTGATGCATTCCGAGAACGTCTCCGGTCCCTTCCTCTATTTCCCACTTTTCCCAGCTTCTTTGAGAACGAAGAGAGATTTTCTGCCAACCAATCTTCCCGTCATCGTGCTTGCTATTTAATCTATGATTTATTCCTTTTCTTCCTCTTCTCACCTTATAAACGATCTCGAAGAAAGCCCAACCATACGGGAAGACCGTGAGAGCGTCACTAACAACATCTTCCCACGTCATCTGCATATCGTCCATACACTGATTGACGAACTTGGCAGCCTTCTTATCCTTTTCATCCTGAGACGCAGGCTTCGCAGACCATTCTCCTGAACGGACAATCTGCTCGATAGCGAACATAATTGCGCCGCAGACAGGATCAATATAGTACATCTCCGTGAAGATTTTGATACCTGAATGTCCTTGGAGCTGTTTCAGTGGTTGCTCGAAGACCATCCCAGAGTTCTGCTTAATGCCTGTAACTCCGAGGTTCCGGTAAATCTCTTTTTTGTTTGCCATCTTGTTCAACCCGTACAGATTAGAAGTTTAGCGGGTAAACTTATTACTTCCCTCACCTAAACAATAATATACAAGAAATCAATAATCACCCGAAGAGAGTTGGTTCCAAAACCCACCTGATCGCATAGATAAACCTGCCGATCCTTCTCTTTCCTCATTCCCTCTCGACCTTATTGATGAACCAAAGAATCCCGCGTGTGCTGCTTTATCTTTAATAGGCCGAAAATTAGTTATCTCAGAACCAACTCTTTCCTTAAATCTTTTCTTCATGTCAGACGCAAATGCCAACATTAATGCGTCAGCTTCGTCAGGTGACTTTAGTCCTCTTGATCTCATTTTTTCTTTCGACTCAATCTGGATCGTCTTACCATTACTGGAACGCTCGACCTGCATTACTGCTAGTTGCTCTCTTAGGTCTTCATCATCTTTCGCGTATGTCAGAGCAATCTGACCATGATTAAATAACTGACGGACGTACCAATATACCTGAGCGCGAAGATTTGCGAACTCCTGATCTTCGTCATATCCTAGCTGTTTACTCTTCCCAATAGGAGAATGGCCCGATTTGAACATTATTAAGAACTTTTTATAGCCAAGATCAACGAGATGCGAATAAACACCAGATCCTACCCCAACGCAATCTACTGCTATCCTATGAATATTATGTCTTTTAATACGATCTTCAGTCCAACGAGCTATAGCTTTCTCCTCAGTTTCGGGACACATCTCCTTCTTAAATACGATATTACCCTTGCGAAGGAACAAAATAGTCCTATTCCCACCTGATAATGCTACATCTAGCCCAGCTTCGACATGCTTTTCCTCTATTATCTCATCCTTGGCTGGATCGAGGTCGAAGGCTAACATTAGCGCAGACATCGGTACTAGTCCAGAAGATTCTTGTAGAGGAAAGTCTCCAGTTACCTTTACCCTATACTCATCAGAATCGTATCCGTACTTCTCACCTATCCTAGTAGCATAACCAGGATCTACGATATGACTAGTTAGACAAGAAAGGGTACACTTACCAGGCCATAGATGAGAGTCCTTATGAAATGCCTGATAGAACGTACCGTGTAGATGAGTAGGATTACCGCCCATTGCTACATATACGTCTGGTTCCGACAATGCGCCTTCTACTGCCGACATCGAGCTTTCAGCAACACCCGAAGCTTCGTCAATGACATAAAGAAGACCACCAGAATGAGGACCAGCATGAAAGCCCTGCAGTCCGACATTAGAAGTTTCACCTGCTCTGGCTCTACTAGTTCGGGCAATAGCATGCCACTCTTCGCCATATCCTCTTACCTTTACAGTCTGAGCAGTCCACTCTAGTAGTCTTTCTAAGTAAGGACTTCTCCTAATCCACTTAGCATGTTCCTTCCAGAGAATGTCATGCAACTGGTGCTGTGATGGAGCTGTGGTAGGCACTACACTAAATTGCCGAGTAGACAAAAAGTGGAGAGACATAACACTCAAGCTACATGACTTCCCTGTGCCGTGACCTGACTTCGCGGCATTAAAACGATTTACTAAATAGTTACTTATCAAACTCTCTTGCTGAGGATCAGGAACATATCCTATAACCTCTTTGGCCCAAAGAACAGGATTATGGATATATACTCCTGATTTAACTCTCTTCGTAACAGCTTCGAGAGATAAAGGAACAGCAGATGCAACTCTAGCTGCACCTCGCTTCGAGACGTTTATCTTCGCCTTAGCTTCCTTTACAGCTTTCGGTACTAGTAATGCGTCGGCTACCTTATCAGCTTTCGCCGCTTTCGCCGCTTTCGCCTCTCTCACTCGCCTAGTTTCCTCCCC